CCATTCCAGTTCAGAACCCTTCGTTACTTTATCAAGTAGTGTTCTTGCAGAACCGAAATAAGACAAACCGTTCTGCCAAATTCTTTCGGGTATATCTTTCGGCAAGGTTAGTGGAGTACCCATTTGTTTCGATACATCATTAAGCACTTGCGTAGATTTAACCCCTTTATCATAGCCAACCGATATTGTTGTGTCACGAATTTCTGCCGCACCATCTCCAAGTTCAAGTTCCGTAATGACATCTGGTAGTTCATATTTGGTCCATGAAAAGGTAACACCACCTTGGAAGATAAGTAATGCACCCGCTTCATCTTTGTAACCAGCATACAATAAGCATCGCGTATCCGGTTTCTCTAGTTCTGCTCTAGTTTCTTTCCGCAAGTTATAGATACGAATACTACTCTTGTTAGGGTCTTTCTTTGCCGTCTTAGTAATTTCAAACTGGATACGCAATTCGGTTATTTCCAAGCCTTCGCTTTTACCTTTCTTTCCGACCAACAAACGATATACTCGATCAAACAGCACTGGCAGTATATCCGTAATCCGGAAATACCCCGGCATCCAACAAGTCTTGTTGTGTATAGTATATCAGTTGATACCTACCAGAACTAAAACCATCACGCGGAATTGGCCCACTTCTAAAGTAATAACTTTGGGCAATGAGTTCTCCTGGCGGCATGTCGGAGTAACGAAACTGTCTAGTTAGTGGAAAGTTAGCAGAAATTGAGATACCATCGATAACCGTTTCATATGCCGAGTTACGAATACCCATTGTCCAATATTGACCAGATTCGTTCCAATTGATAATGATATAATACAAGATATCATCGAGTACTGTTTCGATGGATTGACTATTCAAGTCTGCTACTTCAACGACGAACATTGATCATCCTAAGATCAAAACTTTTTGGTGCAGGAAACGGCCCCATATCTTGGCTACTACTTGGTAACGATCCACTTGCTCCTACCGCATCACCAGCTTGTCTACCAAGACTAGGTGTTACACCAGCATTACCCTTTGCTCCAGTAGGTTTGTTAGTTGCACCAGTTTTGCCTTTTGCTCCACTAGCACTTGGACTAGTCGATGCCTTATCCGGTGGTAAATCTGCTTGCTTTAACGTAACCTTTCTAATCTTGCGTAACGTTGCATTGATATTCAACCATTGTCCGCCAGTAGCTGGACTATTACTCCGCTCTAGTGTAAGCGCAGTAAACGCCATATCAGTATATTTACCAAGTCCTGTTTGTATAGTTATTACTTTACGTTCTTTATGCATAGTTCTTAGTTGATCGATCGCATCGATCATTTTAGAGTAACACAACGAACCAAACTCAATACCAAATGCACTGCCAGAGGCTATCGATCCAGCAATAGTTAATTCTTCGTTACCAGCAGTAATATGGTCTGAGATATCTTCGTTACCATCCTCAACTGGATATTCAGTAACTTTACTTGGCAATGATAGACTCTCTGACACCAATACATCGAGCGACAAGTAACCTAACTTGCTTTGGCCAATCGCAAAGAACATGGAAAAATTCATTAGTTTTGCGTCGCCGCTTCTACTCTAGGCGCAGTAGTTTGCATATCCCTAGTAAATGAACTAAACAAATCAGTAGTCATAGCAGTAATGCGACTACCCAATACTTTAGCAATTTGTTCTGCATCAAGAGTTGTTTCGATCCTAATACCTCCAATGTTTTGATTAAATGTTGGCGCAACAGTAGTACTAACTGGAGTAGGCGCAACGGGCGGTCCCATTGCTCCTGGCGTGACTGATGTTGTCGGTTGGTTCAAGTAATTCTCAATATCTGATTGCCACTTCGGTTTCTGTTGTTCTGGCAATACTTCAGTTGGTGGTAGTAAACTACCAACTCCAGTAACAATCTCCTTTGGATTAAGCATTTCAGCAACGAAACCAGCAATACCACCGCTCAAACCTTTACGGAAACGATCTATAAAACCTTCGCCTAGTGCTGGTTCGTTAACGAGTTTATCAGCGGCAATATCAAACAAAGTAAAGCCAAGACTAGCTAAACCACCTTTAACTAAATTCTTGGTGAAACCACCAATCCGCGACATAAACCCTGGACCAACTTCTGCTGGCGTAATCTTAATCGGTTCTCCGGTCCACGGATTTCTTTCTGGAGTTACACTAACACTCGGTTTGCCAGGAGTGCCGGGTAATACTTCCGGAACAACACCGGGTTTACCAGTAGTTTTACCACCAGTTCCCGGTAATGCTTCACCTTTTGCTGCACTAGCAGTTTCTTTAACGGCTGGTGTTAGTAGTTTGAATGCGCCTCTAACCCCTCTAATTAACGGTATTAAGAAAAACAAAGCAATGGCAATCGAACCAATAGCAGCAACGATAAGCAATACTTCGGCTTCAGTGCTTTCACGTAATATCTTGAAGTCTTTCTTGAAGGCTTCAAAATCAAGAGTAAATATATCTTTAAGAGTACGGAAACCGGCAAAGATATCTAGTTGAGCAAAGTTCTTCTTTAGATCTTTGAATGGACCGACCCAAGTACCAATAAAATTGGGTTTATCCTGTATCCAATACGATATATCTTGTATCGCAACAGCAACGGCCGCAATTGCTGCCGCCATACCCAACCAAGGTAATACCGCAGCCCAACTTGTATAAACAAATCTAAGCATAGATGCAGTAGCAAATGCAAGCATTTGAATTAGTTTCGGACCAAACACCAAAACTAATGCAATACCAACTAGATTAATTGCACTCTCTAATCCACCCATTGCATCAACGAGCCATTTGACTCCTGTGCGTAATGTTACCCAAATACCCCAAACCACTCGGCCCATAAACACCGAGGCGTCAGTCATTTTGTATATACGTGCGATAACGTCCGTAAGATCGTTCTTAATTTTCTCAAAAGCTTTATCTAACTTTTGTGGAACTTTACTCCATTCTTCATCTAATTGTTTATTAGCTTTAGCAAAAGCTTTGACAACTTCTTCAGCCGTTACTTTGCCAGCTTTGGCAAGTCGCCGTAGCATATCTTCATTTGATTCACCTTTTTGTCTTAAATTCTCAAAGTGTTGCGCTAATACATCGAAAGTGCGCGGAGAGATATCTTGTAATCTACCGATACCAACCGATCGAAACGATCCACGCTGGAAAGAACGATTAAACAACTCCATTGCTTCTGCCATACCTTCGGCAGATAGCCTACTAACTTGTAACGTTTTGTAGATATTTCTAGTTGCTTCGACAATATCATTGGCGGGAACAGTGGTTTCCCGCATTTCATTCTGAAATTCTTTGTAAGTAGCTAATACAGTATTGTAGGCTAGGCCAAGTTCTTGTGCAGTTTCAAAGACTTTCTCCTGGGCGGCGGCCATATCATCAAATGGCCGAGCAATTACTTTTAATTGGGCCGATAACTTATTTATTTCTTTCCCTGCCGTAACGAGTCCGTCAGCGAATTCTATAATTTTATCAACTGAAAATGCAATACCAATGAATTTGGCAGCATTGATTGCTAGTGACTTAAGCCGCGCAATACCAGTTTCATACTGTTGAAAACCCGAGGTATCTACCTCAGTTCCCAGCAGCGTAATGAGTTCACGGACAACTGCCAAATTAACTACTTCCTTTGAGCGTCTTCCATAGACTTTTGTTCGTAAGCCGCCTTCATATCCATTAGCGAATTAAGCTTAGTCAAGTCAACTATATCAATTAGTCCAGTTTTTACATCGGCTAATGAAACTAAACCTTCCATTACTGGACGCCAAATTATTAATTCTTCTGCGAAATCTTCTCGCAAAACCCCTAAAGCTGTGCCGTAGGTGACGTTGCCTCGCCAATAAGGGTTTTGCCTCGCGTAAAAAGCTCTTTGTAGTTTACCTCCAATACTTTGTAGATAACAGCTACCACATCGTAGACACTATCAGTGGCGCGGTTTAGTAAACCTTCGTCAATGCGTTCTGGTGGATCATCATCAATCATTACAGAAACAAAATCAGGATTTAGCACTTTCTTAGCCAAGTCAACTAGTGAGTCGCCATCTAGACTTTTCGATAGCCTATCAATTGCTACCGATTCACCATCGATACCATTACTATTACCACTTCTTGCGTCCATTATTGCAGCAAATGGCGAAAGAAATCGTTTCTGCACTTCACCAAGTATTCGTAACGAAAGAAACGCATCGTAACGTCTTATAAAGAATTTGTTGCCGTTATCTAGTACAAATTCTACTCGTTTCTGATCAGCCGCAGGCATAACAATTAACCTGTTGCCGCATTACCACCTACTAGATATACGCCAGGAGCACCAGTATGAATTGCCCATGCGCGAGTCGTTACTTCCTTGCCAAATTCAATATCGGCAGGCTTAACGATCCATGCTTCCGATGCGGCAAACAAAGTATCACCACAAAGATCCTGTACTAGTATAGGACCAATNCGNCCNCCACAAGTAAGAGCATCAACAGCAAACATTGTAGAAAGAAAATCATTAGCAGGAGATGTTTGNTGTAGCGTAACTGTGACTGTACAACGTCGGTCAGCNTTAACTGCTCTGGCAAGTTCTCCATCGGCACCAACTTGCGTAGTAATACCATCATTCTGCATAGTAATGTTGATGAATGTACCGTCAGCAAACCCCGTGATATTAAATCCGTTGTAAATCACCACGACCCTTGCTGCATTATAAGTACGAATACCCGGCATGTATTATTCCTCCTTATGCTGCGGTTGCTGCACTAACAGCTAGTGACTCGTACGTTAGCGTTCC